TTCAACTGGAACATATTCATGTGATGTGTTTGCGTTCCACAAAGATGTCGATGACCAAACAACTGCTAACGCAGACGCACCTCTAAACCCTCTTCGTGAGGCAACAGAGTTCGTAACTCGTCGTCTATTGCTTCGTCGTGAACTTCAGTTCGTAACTGATTTCTTCACAACAGGTGTATGGGCTGACGATGTAACAGGTGTTGCTGGCGCTCCAAGCGCAGGAGAGACAAAGCAATGGTCAGATTACTCAGCATCAGACCCAATCTCTGACCTAGAAGCGGCTAAGGCTGAAATCCTTGGAAATACAGGAATGGAAGCGAACACTTTGGTTCTTGGATACGATGTATTCAAGTCACTAAAGAATCACCCTGACCTAGTAGACCGCATCAAATACACATCTTCACAGACAATTACAACCGATATGCTCGCGGCAATGTTTGACATTCCTCGCGTAATGGTTGCAAAGGCAGTCAAGGCTACAAACAACGAAGGTGCCGCAGAAGCATACGGCTTTGCTTATGGCAAAGGCGCACTTCTAGCCCATGTTGCTCCACAGCCAGGACTACTAACACCTTCTGCTGGATACCAGTTCTCATGGACAGGTGTTTCAGGCGGACTCGGTGCAACTATCGGAACTTCACAATTCCGTATGGAATCCATTAAGTCAGACAGAGTTGAAGCAGAAATGGCTTTCGATAACAAAGTTATTGCTTCTGACCTTGGCTACTTTTGGAATACAATCGTCGCTTAATTAAGTTAATAGAGAGGGGGAGTCTTAATTGGCTCTCCCTTTCTTTTTTAACAAATCCAATTTTAGAAAAGGAAAATAAATGTCAAACAGACTTACAAAGGGCGAGGCTCTAGTAGGAGCAGTTAAAACTGATGCAGATATGAACATCGGTGACGATGCTTACATCACAGGTGCATTTGGTAAGGGAGTCACAGTAACAACTGAGGCAGATGGCGCTTCAATGGCAATCAGCGCGGCTGAGTTGCTTGGTGGAATTATCGTTGCAACTCCAACAGAGGCTCGTAACATTCAGGCTCCAACAGCAGAGGCTCTTGTCGCGGCTGTTGATGCAGGAACAGATACAGGTCTTGGTTTTGAGTTCACAATCATTAACCTTGCGGCTAACACACACGCTTTAACTTTGACAGTAAACACAGGAACAACTCTTGTTGGTTCAGTAACAATCGCGGCCGCTTCAAGTGCTACATTTGTTGCTCGCATCGCTTCTGCAACAGCAGTAGTTATCTACCGAAAGTAGTCAAATGAAAGCACAAATTCTTAAGTCAATGATTGTCAATGGTCGCAAACTTGTGGCTGGAGACATAGTAGAAGTCGAAGGCTGGAGATATATTAAATCTCTATCCTCAAACCGTTATATCAAATTGATTGAAGATGATGCTCCAAAAGCAGTTAAAGAAACAGTAGACGAGGTTGAGAAACCAAAGGCTACAAAGAAAACAAAAGAAGTCGCTGAATAGCACGAAGGGCGACTACGGTAAAATGGGTCGCCCTTTTCTTTCTTAGGAGTTTATATGGCATTAGCACACGAAAGAGTTTCTGTTGGCACAACCGCCACACTACTTTCTTCAAATTTTGCAGGTAAAGATGGTCAGACTATTTCTGTTCAAAACCCATCATCGACTGTAACTGTTTTTCTTGGTGGCGAAGGCGTGACCACAACGAGTTACGGTTTTGCTCTTGGAATTAACTCAGATATGTCTATTGACCTTCAAAATGGAGAAACACTTTACGGCGTAGTTGCGTCAAGCACCTTAACTGTGAATGTCTTGCGTCAAGGAGTTTAGTTATGGCATTGCCAACTAGCCTATCAACAGCAACAATTATCGGGACTTATGTTGATTTAATTGGCAATCCTGTCCGTGGGTCTTTGACCTTTGCTCCACAAACAATCTTAAAAGAAACAACCCAAAACATTATTATTATGCCAACGCACATTGTTAAAACTTTGGATGCGACTGGCTCATTTACCATTACTTTACCTGTCACAAGTGATACAGATGTAACGCCACAGCCTTTCATTTATGACCTCACAGAAAACTTTTCAGGTGGGCGGGAATTCCAAATTGCCCTACCTCTATCGGTTGCAGGGACGACACAAAACCTTGCAGACCTGCTTCCAGCCGTTGATTCAGTCACCGCCGCCTCTTATGTCACAATTGACCAATATCAGGCTCTATTGGCTCGCTATGGCGAGGCAGAAGGCATCCGTGTCATTGTGGTAGACGCGGAAGATTACGAAGCCAACGCACAGGTTTATGCCTCACAAGCCACCGCCGCGGCGGATGAGTTGGAATTATTTACTGTTAAATCTCTTTTATTTATGGGGGTCTAAGATGGCTGAACCGTATGTTCCGATAGCGGATTTAACAACCTATAACGCTCTTTTGACCGAGTTAGAAGTTGCAACAAATAACGCTGAAACAAATGCAGACGCTCTAAATACTGCTCAAACTTTGGCTCTTACATCAAAAAATACCGCTGAGTCTGCTCTTGCTCAAAAGTTTGAAATACTGCTTTTGGTAGGTGCATGATGGCGCTTGGAGCAAATTTAACCACAGTTCAAATAACTGGAACCTATGTTGATTATGAAGGTAATCCTATTGCTGGACAGATTCGATTTAGTATTTCAGAAGTATTGCGTAATGGAACTGATGACCAAATGGTTGCACCCTCAGTTGTAGTTGTCCCTTTAACAAGCGGTTCTTTCTCTGTTACTTTGCCAGCAACAAATGACCCTGATGTAGTGCCAAATCCTTTTCTTTATGAAGTGGAAGAATCTTTTGCAGGGGGTCGCATATACACAATTAGCATCCCATACACGACTGCTGGCTCTTTAGATTTAGCAGATATTAGCCCTAACCCAGTTATTGATACAACTTATGTGCAACTAATTGACCAAACTACATGGAATACCCTAGAAGCCAACATTGATACTTTAGATACTCGTATCAATCAGACAACAGATAAAATTCTTGCGTCAGGTAAGTATTGGTATATTCCTTCTCAGTTTGCAACTTACACCGCTTTAGATACCGCTTTTGCAACTTACACCGCTCTTGCCGCCGCATCTTACGAATTAGATGGAGCAGACATAGCATCTTTTACTTCCTCGGCTCAAGCCTATGCCTCAACAGCATCGACAAGTGCCACAACAGCCCTAAATAACGCATCCGCTACAATAAACCCATTGCTTCTCATCGGAGGATAACGCATGGCAACAACCTATAAAGTGCTTGGGCAGTCCAAGCCATCGGCAACCACAGCAACAACGCTGTATACCTGCCCATCAGCGACCCTAACTGTCATTTCTAGTTTGGTTGTAACAAATCAAGCGGCTATTGCTGGCAGTTACCGTATTGCTATCCGCCCTAACGGAGCCTCGCTCTCAGGTGAACACTACATCGCCTACGACGCACCTATTGGCGCAAACTCTTTTGTTTCACTCACTCTTGGCTTAACCATTGATGCCTCTGATGTTGTAACTATTTACTCATCAAGTGCTGACATATCCTTCAATGCTTTCGGAAGCGAGATTTCATAATGGCAATTTTAACTAATGCACAACCTGAAGTAACCGCTACAAATACAGTTACTCTTACAAATAAAACACTAACAGCACCGACAATTTCAGACCCAACCTTTACTGGCACAACTACAAATATCAACACAACAAACCTTGTAGTTGAGGATAAGAACATTGTTATTAACGATGTTACAAGTCCATCTGACGCCAACGCTGACGGTGGCGGTATCTCACTTAACGGCGCAACTACTAAGACTCTTAACTGGGTAGATGCGACAGATGCTTGGACTTCATCGGAACATCTCAACCTTGCATCAGGTAAGTCTTACTATGTAAACGGAACTTTGCTTAAGGATGTTTCAGAGACTCTTACAAATAAAACTATTTCTTTGGGTAGTAATACAGTTTCAACAACTTTAGCAGAATTAAATACTGCTGTTTCTGACGCTGATGTTGTTTCTCTTGCTGGTTCAGAGACTCTTACAAATAAGACTCTTACCGCTCCAGCCATAAATGGCGGAGTTCTTGATGAGGTAGTCCTTAATGCCCCTGAAGAGCGCACAACAATCTCTGCCACCGCCGCTGGTTCAACAGTTCAGTTTGATGTTAAGACTCAAGGCGTTTTATACTATACAACAAACTCAAGTGGTAACTGGACACTTAATGTTCGTGGCGATGACTCAACAACATTGAACTCATTGATGACAACTGGAGATGCTCTTACAGTCGTATTCTTAGCAACAAATGGTTCACCTGCCTACTATTCAACAGCATTGACTATTGATGGAAGCGCAGTCACTCCTAAATTCCAAAATGGAGTTGCCTTTGCTTCAGGAAATATCAACTCAATTGACATTTACACATACACAATTATTAAGACAGCAAGCGCTACATTCACAGTTTTAGCAGGTCAGACTAGGTTCGCATAATAATATAATAATAGGAGTCTTGAATGTCACCAATTTTAGGTTCACGCGGTATCAGCCCTCGTGGATATGGCTTTGCTGGCGCGGGTAAGCCAAACGCTCCAGTAAGCGTAGTTGCAACAAATACTGGTTCAGGTCGTGCCTATAACAACGGCGCCGCTTCCGTGGCTTTTTCTTCAGGTGGAGATAACGGCGCACCAATTTCTTCCTTTACGGTGACTTCAAACCCAGGCGGTTTTACAGCAAGCGGAGCATCTTCTCCATTGACTGTTACAGGTCTGCAATCTGCAACCTCATACACATTTACCGTAACTGCTACAAACTCAGTTGGAACATCTGATGCTTCCTCTGCTTCATCTGCAATTACAGCCACAACGATTCCACAGGCTCCTACTATTGGCACAGCAACAAGCGGAAATACTTCTGCCACAGTTGCTTACACAGCAGGTGCAACAGGCGGCGAGGCGGTTTCTACATTTACTGCAACTTCATCACCAAGTTCAATTACAGGAACGGGCGCAAGTCCAATTACGGTTTCAGGACTTACAAATGGAACTGCTTATACATTTACAGTTACAGCAACTAACGCTAATGGAACATCACTAGCATCAGCGGCTTCTAACAGCGTAACTCCAGCAAGACAGGTTGAATATCTAATTGTTGCAGGTGGCGGTGGTGGAGCCAAACCATTCGGCGGCGGTGGTGGTGGTGGTGGTCTTTTGAACTCAACTTTCTCTATTGCCCTAGGAACTTCTTACACCGTAACAGTTGGTGCTGGCGGTTCTGAAGGAGGAACTCTTGGAACAAATGGTTCTAGTTCTGCGTTTGCTGGAATCTCAACTACTGGCGGTGGTGGTGGTGGTCAAGCATCGGGAACTGTAAACGGGCGAAATGGCGGCTCAGGTGGTGGTGGTGGTGGAACCACGAGTTCAGGTGGAACTGCAACATCAGGACAAGGATTTAATGGTGCTAACGGCAATGGCTATGTTGGTGGTGGCGGTGGTGGTTCTAGCGAACTTGGTCAAGTAGGAAGTGGAGAAATTGGTGGTCGTGGCGGCAACGGAACAAACACTCTTGCAACATGGGCTACTGCAACTTCAAGCGGTTACAATATCAGTTGCGCGGCGGGAACTAGATACGCTGGCGGTGGTGGTGCTAGTAGTAGAAACACAAGCACACGAAGTCTTGGCGGACTTGGCGGTGGTGGAGTTGGCGGATATTTCATAAGTTGTGCAAATAATGGTGGTGGTGGATATGCGCCAGTAAATTCGGGTGCTGGAGGCGGTGGAACGAGTAGCGTATTCTGTGGCGGAAGAGGTGGTTCAGGAATTGTAATTATTCGTCACGCAAGCACCGACGCAACCGCCTCAAGTTACAGCGGCGTTTTTTACAATACTGGTGGATTTAAGTATTACAAATTTACTGGAAGTGGGAGCATAACTTTCTAATGGCTCATTTTGCAGAATTAAACGATAACAATGTAGTCCTACGAGTAATTGTTGTAAACAATGAGGATATTTTAGATAATGGCGTAGAGTCAGAGGCTAAAGGAATTGCTTTTTGTCAATCACTTTTTGGCGAACATACTAAATGGGTTCAAACTTCTTACAACGCCCGAACAAATGGTTTTAGGAAAAATTACGCCAGCATAGATTTTATTTACGACCCAATTGCTGACCATTTTGTAGCCCCTAAGCCTTATCCTTCTTGGACTTTGAATAACGATGCTAGGTGGGAACCTCCTGTTCCTATGCCAATAAGCGCCATAGCCTACTCATGGAATGAAGAACTTGGTAATTGGGAAGAAAGAGTGTAATACTTCATTTATTCAATAAATGGAGGCGCTATGAAAACAATTGTATTTACGGATATTCATAATCCTGATGGAGTGTTAGAAAAACCCAAACCTGCTTCAAATTACATACCTGAATGGTATAAAAAAGCAATTCCGTATTTATCTCCTAACGGTAAAAAAGCGCCACCTTTAGACGGCACTCCTATGGCAACTATAAAAAAATGTATGCCGTTATTTGACATGATGACAGCGGGTTACATTATGGAAACCCCGTATGATATTTATGTAACACAAACTGAAACAGGACCGTATTTTCAATGGGTTGAACAACCCGCTGTGGCATTTCAATCTATGCCTCAATTCCAAAATCACCCTTATTCACGAGACATAAATTACGCAGTTCGAATTGAAATTCCATGGAGCATTAAAACTCCTAAAGGCTGGTCAATTATGGTTATGGAACCTCAACACCGTGAGCCTGGGTTAATAGAATGTGCTAGTGGAATTGTAGATACAGACAATTTTTCTTTACCTTTTAATATGTTTCTTAAATTACGAGACCCTAATTTTGAAGGCATGATACCTGCGGGAACGCCATTTTTACAGATTGTTCCCTTCAAGCGGGAGGCGTGGCAATTAAAGTTAGGGGGCGAAGAAGAAAGAAATAAATTTAAGTCTGATATGCGTAAGTTTGCAACGGTATTCTTTGACCGTTACAAAAAATTTTGGTGGGTAAGAAAAGAGTATAAATAGTAGTAAATGCTCTTTCAATAGAAGCAGTTTACTCGATAATTTTAAGATTATGCCTTCGGGTATAATAAAACTCTTCATAGGAGGCAATTATGGCAGGTGTAACATCCAAAGGATTACGATACCCAACCGCAGGTGATAATCCCGCTGTTCACACAGATATTTTTAATCTTGCAACTGATGTAGATACTGAGTTAAATGATTATTTGACTACTGCCACAGCCGCCTCGACTTATGCAACCACAGCCGAATCAGCAACAATTTACACCGTTGTTACGACAGGGCTATTACTAGGTGGAATGTAATGACTTTTACCTATTCAGGAGACCCAAGCACAAGCCTTCGTAATCGAGTGCGTTTTCTCATAAATGATACAAATACAAACGATGCTTTGTTTTCTGATGAAGAGTTGGATTATTTAATTACTGAATGGGGGACAAATGTTTATGAAATTTGTCGTGCCGCTTGTGAGACTTTAGTTTCCCGTTTTGTTCGCCTTTCAGATTCAACAAGTAAGAGTGTTGGAGACATTTCTGTTTCCGAGTCTTACACAGCCAAGGCTCAACAATACAAAGAACTAGCAAATTCTTTCTTACTTAGAAGTATGCGAAAAGCACCACCCCGACCATTTGCAAATGCTCAAGCGCTTAAATCTACAAACGACAGAATTGTTGATGATTACAACACCGACGCTTATACTGGAATTCACGACAATCCAAATAATGTCTACGACCATCGTATAGTTGAATAGGCGCAATTATGGCGA